TACCAGTAAACCCGTATGCCTTTGCTTGTTTAAGTGCGTCATCAAATGAGAGTGGACTATTTGACACTGCCTGCCCATTAGTGAAAACACCACTCCCTGCATCAGGAGTAAAAACTTTGCCTCCCAACGCTTTGATTACAGAATCAACATCATTACTACCACTAGCATCGGCTCGACTTTGTAATGTTTTCCATATCATTTGTTGCTGTCGCGCATCGACTCCGTCTAATGCGTATAATAAACTTTGTTCGTCAGTTATTGCTCCGCTTTGAATTTGTTTAATAATATCATCGGGGTTAATTACAGTTGGACCCCCAACTGTTGTAGCTTGATCATCCACCCCAGTAGGCACATTATCATCAACACCCGCTCCTGGCTGTTGTCCTTGATCACCGCTTCCACTAGTCATTGCACCAACTGCCGTAGTGGCTAAGTTACCAATAACTGCACTTGCGCCACCCATTAATGCTGGCTTGATAGCACCTTTAAATGCTGTCTTCCAATCTTTACCTTGTAGTTTAGCACTAGCAACTGACACAGCGCCGGCAATAACAGCACCTGTTACGGCGGCGGCAACTGGACCACCACCTGGTATCATGCTCAGTATAGGGCCAACTTTGCTGATTAGACTACCAACGCCTGCACCTACTGCGGCTAAAATTAACTGTTGTGTTTCAGGTTTAGCAATACCCTGTTTGATCCACTGCATCAAACTTTGTTTGGTTGCTTGGTCTGCACCTTGAATATTCTGTACGGCGGCGGCGGCTTTTTGTTCAAACCCTTGAACAGGGCCAGCATTTGGTTCGGGCAATGTCTTTTCTAAAGCACCCGCTTGGGCTGATGGTAAGATCTTATCTACAAGTGCAGCTAACTTTCCGGGATCTTTTGGAGCTTCTCCTGCACCAGCACCGCTAGATGCTTGTTTAAAGATACTTTGAATTTGTTCAGGAGTTAGAGCAACTTCAGCAAGATATTTTTCATACCCTCTTACAAATCCTTCATCGATACGTTTCCAATGAGATTGCATCTCAGGAGTATTGTATAAACTTTCTGATAGATATTTTTTAAGAGGTGGTTGATTGTTTTCAATTACATCTATTTTGTTCAGCAGTTGGGAAAAGTCCATATATAGTCCAAAGAAGTTATTTCTATTTATACTGATAATGAGCTAACGCTCATTTGCTCCTTCACTAGCGTTCAGAGCATTTTTATTTATATCAAAGATCATGTAAGAGAAGCAGCATTATCCAGATTCTTCGGTCACACTTCGCCCGCACAGGGCGAAAAGTAAACATTATCCGAGTTCGAACATGGCACTTAGCGTTAGAGCATTGCAGAGGCGGTTGACCGGTACCTCGAGCTCCGTCTTCATTCAACGGCGGTCCAAGTATATACGCTAACACATACTTGAACGTAGGGATTCTCTCCCTTCTTTCTAGCCTATTTTCACTCTATTCAAACAATCAAATCGCGGCATTTGCGATCGTGGTCCTGTCAAGGATACTGATTGAGTACTCTCTGAGGCGAAGAGTTTTCCTTCCCTGCGCAGTCAAGCCAGGTTCACGGGCACCCGATATTGGCCGGTGCTTGCCTTATTCCTCTGAAGTTGCCTGTAGTTTTTTTATATGTGAGCCGTGTACACGAATCTGTATGATATTGTTGTAGTAATCGTCTGTTTCTAGCACACGATATTCAAACTGGAGCTTTGCTTCTATGTAACTGCATTCTGCTTTTGATTTACAATAATATAATATTTCTCGCCTAAACTGGTCGGTGCCTAGTAGTTCTATATCTGCAGTGACATTGGGAGAACTTCCATAATAGGTCCTCCAGTCGCTGTCGATCTTTGATCTGATTTTCTTTTTCTTTTTGGTGCCGTTCTTTAACTTTACAGTCTTGTAGGTCGTTCGACTAAACTTTGCCAACTTCTTGCCTATGTATTTTCTATTGTTTGTTAGATTTGTAATAATGTAAACAAAACCCGCACAATCTTCAGGAAGAGTTTCTACTAGAGAATTTTGATAGTACCATGTCATAATACTACTGTTTATCATCTAGAGTCATCACACCTGGTCAATCTTGGATTTTGTTGGAGTTTTCCTTTGTCGTGCCTGTTGTCGTTCTTGTTTTTTCCTTGCCTTTTCGTTTTTTATATTTTGCTCGTGTTCCTTGACTGCAGCCAAACTGGCGGCATACAGTATCTTTTCTATTTTGATCATCTTACGCAACTGATTCCTCATGTTCATACCGGATTCTTTGCTGGCATGCCGTAGGAAAATGATATGTTGATTATGCATCTCGACCAGATGCAACACATATTCCTTGTACAGTTTTTTATATAGATCGAATTTTTCAGTCAACATAGTCCACGCTGTTTGAGTAAGATGTGAATCCGTTTTCTTTTATTACCCTTAATATATTGTTAACGCGACCTATTAGTTCGTCTTTATGAGATATGAGAAAGATATTTTTGTTTCGTTCTCGAGACATCTTTTTTAAGACAGATAACGAAGCCTCAACTCCAGCCGAATCTAACCCGCTATCAACCAGCTCATCGATAAACAGCAAGTTGATACTTTGATATAATCCTTCCCACACATCACGGAATGCAAAACTCATGCTGAGGATCAATCTGTTTCGCTCACCTCTGCTGAGATTGTCAAAATCCAGATCCTGGCCCAGTTGCGTGATTTCCACAGTTAGGTCATTTTGAAACACGACCTGGTGAGGCAATCCTAGTCGATTGATATAATAGCTGAGCCTGTTGTTTAGATACAGGAGATTCTGATCGATGATTTTTTTACGGATAAAACTGTCCTTGTTGGTCAGCAACTTGTACAGGAATTCTTGATGATCTTTCAGCCGGGTCAATGCGTTGACAGCGTCCCACGTGATTGGTTGCAGGGCAGTCTTTTTCAACTCCTCCACTTGTTCGCTGTAGGGATTCAGTTCGTCGATACGAGCAGTCAGGCTTTTTTCTAGGCTCTCCATGTTGTTCTTATGACCCAGTGCTTCTGATTCGCTGTCATAAAACGTCACGGGTCTGTGTGCTAGGTCTCCGATGTCAGCGATGGCGTGATTGGCAACGGTCAGTTCGGCACTGATCTTTTGTTGATAGTCCAGTGCATCTGCGAGATGTTGAGCAGACACAGCAGACATCTGTTGGTGCTTGTGATCGTGCAGATCCTGCTCGCAGGCAGGACAGGTCTTGCTCAGCAGTTGTTCTATTTCTTTGCTGTACTTGGCCACTGATTTGTCGGCCTGTATCTGTGCAGATTCCAATGTGGCTTTTTGTTTTCTCAACGCAGTCAGCTGATTATTTTTTTCTGTCCAACTTTTGAGTTGTTGATGCAGTTCCAGTTCATGAGAGATATCCACAGTCTCCAGTTTCATTATGGCTCGGCCTAGATTTTCTATATCCGCTTCCTGCTTGTTGTTCCAGGCAGCGCTCTTGATGATCAAGCTGTCGATGCTTTTCTGCACATTTTCGTTGGCATTTTTGATAGCTTCAATACGGGTGGTCTCCAGCACCGTGGAATCTTTGGTCTCTTTGAGCTGTGTTTTTAGCGTTTCGGCTTTTTCACTCAGCATGGTGATGCCCAGCAACTGTTCGATCACTTCTCTTTGCTCTGTGGGTTTCATCGACAGGAACGGTTCTGTATAGGTGTTCAACGCCACCAGGTGTTTGAACATGGTGTGGGTAAGACCCAGCATCTGCTCGATAGCCCGCTGTGTTTCTCTGCTGTCGCCTTGGGAGTCGTCGCTGGTGGCAAAGGGATCTACCAGTTCTTGTTCATTCACATACAGTTTGAGTATGTTGGGCTTGCGGCCTCGCTCGATACGATAAAAAGAACCATCCTTCTCGAACTCCACAGTGACCAACATGGCCTTGCTGTTGATCTTGTTGATCAGATTTTCTCGGCGTATGTTTGTGAGAGCCTGCCCATACAAGGCATAGCTGAGAGCGTTGATGATTGTGGTTTTTCCGGTACCATTTCTGGAGCCGCTGTCGTCTCCACCCAGGTCAAGATTGCTGCCCAGCACTAGAGTAAGATTCTCTCGGTCAAAATCCACGGCCTGGGTCTGATTGCCCACGCTCATGAAATTCTTCACGGTTATATTACGGATATTAAACATTTTTATATTGTCTCATAGATTATTGTAGATCTCCAACAAGGTATTTGGATCAAACTGTTCTGAATCGATGTTCACTATTTGTTCTGTCACGATCTGATCCACAGATTCAAACTTGGCATCTGGATTGTGTTCTGCGGTTCCATCCATGTTGGTTTTATCTTGTATCAGGCTTATTTCTCTGATGTCATACTGCGTGATAAAAGTCTCCTTGATGTAGTTTGCCTCTTCAAAACTGATATCGATATCCAGATTGACCTTGATGTACATTTTTGATTTCATTATTTCATCTTTGCGATCGATCAGTTCAGACAGTTTGACAGTGC